ATAGGTGAGGAAGTATATCCGAATATGGCAATAGAAACTATTCGTGTTGCTGTAGGTGACCCATCGTATCAAGTCAAAGCAGATGAGGCAGGTATTATTGCCATGAGAGTTCCTGCTTATGCTACAATTAATACAGATACAAATGCTCGTGTATGGGTAAGATGGAATAAAGAATTTAAAACAATGAGTGCTGCATCAGAAAACTTTGATGCTCTTGCTGGTACAACAGTGATTGTAGCTATGACAGCAGAGGGATTAGGTGGAGTTGTTGCAACACCTGTAGGTGAACAATATGATTATGTTATATCTGCACAAACATTACAAACAATATTAGATGGCGAAACAATAAAGAGATATGATAGCTTATTAGAATTACTTGCTGGTCTTTTATTAGGTATTGCAATCATACTCATTACAAGATTTTTGCCATACTGGTTTATAGGTTTATCATTACTTGGTACATTCGGTGGAGGTATATATTATTTCCAACATATGTTTAGTACACAATTAGTTCTTGTAGATATTACATGGGCATTATTAACATTCTTTATTGTAGGATTCCATGCCACATTCAATAGATTCATATTAGAGTTTAAACTTAAACAACAGATTAAGAAACAGTTTGAACACTACTTAGATCCACGTCAAGTCAAAGCATTACAAAAAAATCCTGAGTTACTTAAGCTCGGTGGCGAAAGGAAAGAGATGTCATTCTTGTTCATGGATATTATAGGATTCACACCTATTAGTGAATTCTACAAGAACAAGGATGACCCAGAAGGGTTAGTTGTATTAGTGAATGAGTTCTTAGATGAGATGACTAATATAATATTAGCTAATGGTGGTATGGTTGATAAGTTTATGGGTGATTGTATTATGGCTGTATATGGTGCACCTATCGATATGCCTAATCATGCTGAAATGGCTGTGAAGTCTGCAATCGAAATAGAAGCAAAGACAAAAGAATTAAAACAACTATATAAAGATCGTGGCTTACCAGATATTAACGTTGGTACAGGTGTAAATACAGGTACAGCAATTATCGGTAATATGGGTTCAACTACACGATTTGATTTTAGTGTAATAGGTGATGCAGTTAATCTAGCAGCAAGACTAGAAGCAACAGCAGGTAGGGGAGATTATTCAAAATATCCAACTATATATTCCTCGATGACAATGGATCAGTTACCTGATACTTATAAATCTAAAAAGATTGGTGATATAAAAGTTAAAGGTAAGGAAGACGTAATAACTATCTATTCCGCTGTTTCCTCTTCATAAGATTCTTTAAACTCTTTACGAGATTCTTCTTCTTATTGGATCTATCATGACCCATTTCATGTAATTTTTCTTTTGTATGTTTTAATTGAACTGACTTACTAATATTCCTACTAGTTGTTTGGTTCATAGATTTAGCTCCTGTATTAAAATTTCTGCTACTTTTTTATTACCTAAGTCATTAAAATGTTGATCTAACTCTGAAATTGTGTATTTCGACAAATGTTCTCCATTATGTCCTACAACCTTTGAAAGCATCTGAAAATTATTAGGTCTATACATTTTAGAAGTCATAAAATAATCATCATATAAATTACTGCATCTCTCTTCTTGTATTGGAGGCCAACCAATAAAATTATTTATATGTTTATCATATTTTGTAAATAATTCAAGAAGACCATGATGAGTCATGACTACATTACCTTCAAACCATATTGTATCTGCTTCTGGTGTTTTACCTTCAAATACTTGTTCGTCTTCAGTAGGACCTAAGCCATCTATATATCCTTCATATAACTCATTCATTTGAAAATGAGCATAAGGCAAATCATACCTTTCGCATAATAATTGAAAGCTTAGATAATATCTTATAGTTTTTTCTGTCCAATAATGTACATCGCCTTCATTATCTAATCTTGTAGTACTCCACAATCCCCATTCTTGGTAATCACTTCTATGACATTGTGTCCAGGCTGCCATAACTGCACCGATTTCTTCTTTAGGAGTATTAGTTATATATTCTAGTAAAGCTGTGTATATGTATTCATTGCCTTTCCCAGTTTTAGATAAGCAAACTAACTCCATATCTAAACGCTCTGCTATATACTCAGGCCATTTTTTCCATTTACTCGTATCAAGATTAGGTAAAACACCTGATCGATAATTTAAATCACTATAGCTATCTCCAGCTACAACAAGTTTTTTCATAATTCCTTTATTAATAAATCAACTATAGCTTTATGACCTGCTTCATTAGGGTGGTCATCTAATTCAGAAATTTGTAAATCGTTTTTGATTATCGAAAGCATACGTAAGTCTGGCCAACCAATAAAATTATTTATAAGTTTATCATATTCACCGATACGATTTAATATTTTTTCTGTATCTTTTATTTTATCGCCTGGATAAGGCTGAAAATGAGGTAGTCCCCAATCAGGTTCATCACTAGCCTTTATTCCATTTATATAAACTTCAAATAAATCAGTCATGTGAAAATGGATATAAGGCAAATCATATTTTTCACAAAGTATCTGAAAACTTATAAAGTGTCTTAGAGATTTATTTACCCAACTAAGTAAATCTCCATCTTGTTCTACTTGAGTACTTACCCATCTATCATCTTCTTGCCAATCTTTTCTCATAGCTTGAGACCAGCCAGCCACTACTAAACCTATTTCATCTTTAGGTGTTTTAATTATTTCATCAAATAAAGAATGATATATGTATTGATTACCTTTTCCCATTTTACCTAAGCATACTAATTCCATGCCTAGATGTTCAGCTAAATGCTGAGGCCATTTTTTATAGGAAAAATCCATTTCTGGATGAAATACTGAACGAAAACTTAAGTCAGTGTTGCTATCTCCACTGACGATTAATTTTTTCATAAATTAATCTTTACTTCGTCTTGCCGCAAGCTCTGCTTTCATCGCATCGTATTTATCTTTACGACGTTGATCTACAGCTGCTTGTTCTGCTTTCCTTCTCGCTCTTCGTTGTGCAGCCCATGGACCGACAACATTNGTGAATATTAAGAAGCCAATGGCTCCGTATAAAATTGTTTCTGTTACATTTGCAAACATAAATGCCCTCAATTGTTCTTCATTCCCAGCTTCTATCTCACTTATTGCAGGTTTGTCATCAGGTAATACTGAATCGATTGCTACTGATGTTGCTGCGTTGACCGCTGCTGGTATAGGGCCTGCTACAACGTATGTGGCACCAGTAGTTGCTGCTGTTTTAATTAAATTCTTGGGATCTAGTGCGTTGAATCCGCCTAACATACTACATCCACTTATAGAAAGGGCTAATGTGCCCGCTAATATTTTCTCAATCATATATGTATTTATACTATTTTAGAGGTGCAATACCAACTATATGTATTCTATCTTCCCATGATGAGTTAATTGCTGTGTGTGGTTTAGTAGTATCAAAGTAATATGGATAACCATTAGCAGGTACATGAAATAATTTTAGCTTATCATCAGTCATAAATGACCATTCATTGGTTTGTATGACTAAATGTATGCGCGGTGTAGGATCAAAATGGAATGTATAACAACTCTTTTCAGGCAATACAAGTAATCGAGCTCGAGTTAAACCTTCAGTCTTGATGAACCTCGCTATCTCAGAGTCTTCAGGGACGTTAAGTTTGTTAAAATCATTTTCTTCCATTCCCTCAGGTATAGTATCTAGCTGCCATACACCTGTATAAAAATCTTTACCATCTACTGATTGCAACATCACTTGATTGTCTTTGAGAGGTGGTAAGTTTTCTATTTCTTCTTTAATTTTTGTAATGTTATATCTACGATTAATTCTTTTATGTTGAGATGCATACATATCAGTGTAATCAAGTACCTTATCGGATTTTAACATTTGCTCATTTCGTAAATCATCTGTAGGTGTAATCGTCATTTCTTTTACACGATGAGGATGTAATAATATAAATTCAATTGTATCAAGCACAGACTTCATAGACATCTTATTATATTCTGTTACGTGCGCTGATCTCTCACTATTAAAATATCCTAAGTTAAGGCANGTTACTTCAAACCCGTTATCAAATAATTGTGAGTTAGCATCTCTTAATGCCTTCTTTTCAATAGCATAGACATAATCTGTTTTGCTAGGATGGTATATCCAATCAGATGCATATGAACCTAAACTAATAACTTGTTTATTTAATGCGGCCGCCTTATATAAATTGTCCACCTGTGAGAACTTATCATGCTTACAATTAATAAACACATCACATGCTTCGAGAGTATCGACTACATTTAATCTGTCATGCAGATATTTGCCTAAGCCTCTTCTAATTCCTGTTATGTAAAATTTCATTTATGTCGCCAGTAAAAAATATATTTTGATAGTTATCTGATACAGTTTTTTCGTTTCTCATTATATTAATTTTTGTTGGATGTACTTGCCATTCACTAAATATATCCGGCCGGCCTGCTTTTAATCTTTCAAAAAACTTAGGTGATTTATCTCGAGACCAATATATGAGTGGTTGATATAAATGTTTTAACGTATATTTTAATTCGTCAAAGTTATCAACTTTATCTAATAGCTTTGTACCATCCGTACGATATTTGTTAAATCCAAAATATCTTGAGAAGACTCTTATTGCATTACCATCATACTGAGCACCTGAAGCAAGCACAGGTTCTACACCATCAAATACGAAATTATACATAAACATTTCACCTAAGTGTAGATTACGTCCACTATAATTCTCATCTAATCTATCTCCGCCTCTTTCTTTATCCATTTCATATAATGCATTATCACATAATGACATATCACGTTGAGATATTTCAAAATTAAATTTACGTTGATATATGTATGGTACTACCCTATATCCACATGGTAGTGTTTCACTTTTTGGTATCATAATCTTACATCTACTATTGTTCTGCGGCCGCCAAATATTGGCACATCTATATTATAAAATTTTGTATTAAAGCACATGTATCTATATAACTGATCTTCAATTGTGTTTAATTCCAAATCCTCTCTCCAGCATTCAGCATGTTGATTTTTCTTTGGCTCTTGTATAATAGCTCCATAACAATTATAGAATTTATGTAAATCTGTAAATAATTCTAAATGACGTTCAGGTTCATATAACAAAACTCCTGACCATATAATACAATCAACATCAAAGCCTACTGATAACCTATCCCAAAATGATCCAACTGAATATTCGATATTAGGAAATTCTTGCCATGTTTCTTGAGCATATTTAATAGGTTCAGGAGATGTATCAAAACCAAAGTATTGATAATCAGTATATCCTCGATAGTATAATATCTCATTGATTGGTCCATGTCTACAACCTACATCAACTATACCTTCGTAGCCATGCTCCATAATAATGTCAGCTTGTTTTTCAAATATAGGTTTAGCTTCTGGTGTATCTAAGTAATCCATACTATACATACGATACTCTTCTTTAAGAGGAACATCATCAAATATTTCTTTAGGCAATCTTGGAAATGGAATACCATTCACATAATTTACATCTCTAAAGTCGTACTTATCTGGATTAGGTAAGTGCTTTTTCGGCATGTCTTTTAAATTCATTATATGTTTTATTTATACCTCTCCATGCAACACAAAATATGGCTCGAGGTGCATTAACTACTTGTACATCGTGTAAGTAAGCAGTATTCAATAATACTGGTCTATCGACTAGTATTTCTCCCATAGAAATAGCAGGATATTTGTCTTGTAACATATTCCAATGTTTCATGCCATGTCTATATTCTAATTGATGTTCATGTGTTTCGTATATAGCTATCTTCGCTGTACCAAACATAGGTAATAATAAATTAAATTGATTACCTTCTCTCTCATCAAAATCTATATGAGGTGGAACACCTGATGTTACAGTAGGATTAAAATTAAAACCTGTACCATGTTCGCACATACCTATATGAACACTACTCATGATTGTAAGTATGTGATCCCATTGCCTATAATAATCAGCATTTGATTTAAGAACATGTGATTGAGTACCGCATTCAATATATTCTTTACTGTCTCTTCCAGGCACGTTGTTATGCTTATCTAAAAGATATTCTTTATTATATGGTATATCGATGTACTCAGCTATTCCACTTAGCATCCCACTCCTTATATTGTTCTACCCACCTGCTTGGCCTATCTGACATATCAGGTTTTCTCTCTGGTTTATCGAGTAACTCAGTGTCAAATATTTCAATACACTCTTCTTTGACCCATTCGTAATTACTAGGTACACATTCTTTCCATCCATTATTCTTTACAAACATATTATGAANTACACCACCCATTTTTTCTACTAAGTGTTTAGTCATTTCAAAATGTCTACCACCTGCATTCTTCGTTACAGGTGTAAATGTCATTATATAGATAGGCTTATTACTGAATGGCCCATCTTGGCCTAGATCAGCATTAAAATTTGTTGCACATATAATCCAATCCATAGCATTCTTAAATCCAGCAGAGTAATGTGCTGTAGCTTCAGGTACTGCAAACACTAATATGTCTGCCTCTTCAATTACCCTTAAGAAATTATGTACACGTGTTATAACCTTACCATCTGATTTATTCACATCACATATAGGCATATTAAAATCAGACATATCATATGTATCATCGAGATTCATTAACTGCAAACCTCGGGTATTCATTGAATTTTTAGCATAGCTAAAAGATATTCCTGTAATCATAATGGTTTATCTACAAAAAAGTGAAGACTCATTTTATCTATAGTTTTATTTTCAACTGAATGCCAATGGGTTTGATTTGCTAACATTACAACATCTCCTATTTCATATTCACATTCATCTATCTTAGTTTTTTTATCATCGGCCCACATATCTATTCGTGTTCCTGCATCTATAATAGGTACAATCACTGTCCAATACCCATCAAAGTTTGCTATATAATCAGTGTTATCTCTATGTATAGCATTATCAATAGCATCACGATAATGCCAAAGAAAACAATCAGAAATAAAATTATAACCTATACTCTCTTCAAGTACATCTTTATATTTCTGTGGTAAATCAAAAGAAGCCCAATATGTTTGACAAAAATTATTATCTTTATCGTTCGTTGTTTGATTAATTTGTTCAGTCCAATCTTTTGGTAAATTGTCTAAAACATAATTAGCTAATTCTTGAGCATCTCCTTTATATGGTACTTTGTATACACCGTTAGTATGCACCTCTATCATTCCATTTTTGTTTAAATGCTTTTTGTTTCTTCTTATCAAATTTATTATCTTCAGCTACTTTATAAAATTCATGAGGCATAATAGTACTATAATCAGCTGCTATTCTCCATAGTTCTCGATCAAGATCTGAAATTGCGGTGCGTCTATGTAGTGATGAAAATTGATCCATAAGTATTAAATCACCTTTTTTAAATATATGATGAGTCATGTATTTAGATTTAAATATTTTATCACGAAGAGTATTAACCATTTGATCTCTATCTATTGGTCTTTTTCTATCTCCTGGTGCTTGATGCCAAACCTTTTGTATAAAATGATAAGAGAAATAAATATATTCTTCACCAGTATGAGGATGTATATCAACTAATTTACGAATAGTACCAACATGACTATCCATAACTTCTAATTCTGGATCGTCATCTTCTAAGTGCATCATCGTATTGTTTTTATATTTGAATAGACAATAAAGGCCACGAAGATATTCTTGTTCTTCTTCAGGTAAATCTCTAAATACATCTCTTGTATTCACTATTGATAGAGTAGTATCTTCACACTCTTTTTCACAGTATAATGCAACTAATATTTTTTTAACATCTTTTCTTGAATTTCCATTTGAGTGCCAACCTAATTCTTTATCACCAAACATTCCAACCTTACTACCATCTTCATATCGCTTTCCAGTAACTATAAAAATTTCTGGGTTATCTTTAGGATTCATCCATAGTTTTGGAGTTTCAGGTTCACCAAACCTTTTCATAAGCTTTACATAATCTGATTGAGTAAGATCTTGTTCAAAGAAAAGAACTGGATTTCCTTCTTGAATTTCCCTTGCAACCTTTGTTAATTCTTCATCACTAAAATTTAATATTTGAGTAGTCAAATGCACACCTCCATAATAGTCTATCTATTTTTTTAACAGGAGATCTTCTATGGGTAGTATGTAATTGGTCCATAAATAATAAGTCTCCTTTCCTAAATACATGATGCTTCATATATTTTGATTTAAATATCTTTTGCCATAACTCATCATATAAAGCTTTATGATTAATTCTCTCTCCGTTCTCAAATGCACCTACAATATATGGCACCATAAAATATACATATTCTCTTCCATCAATTGGGTGTTTACCAATTAATGGTCTTCTATCTACATCTTCTTGATAAAAATGAGCACCAGTTTTTATCTCATTTTCAGGCGCTGGATTATCAGGATAATCATAATCAGATATTTTATATATAGCATCTTTCTGATTATCAAGTTGAATATCAATTGTTCTAAATCTTTCTTTATCTCTTTCAGAAAAGCCAGCGAATGCATCACACTGATTACATATAGAAAGTACTGTATCTATACATTCCTCTACACAATATAGAGTTACACATATCTCATCAAACTTATGACGAGCTGTGCCATTTGCATGCCATTGTAATTCACCTTTACCAAATACACCTATTTGTTTTCCATTATCATCTGTTTGCCCACTTACAAGACTAATCTCTGGATGATCTTTAGGATTCATAAAATAATTATATGCTTCGCAGTTTCCTATACGATTACATATCTCAACATATTGTTGCTGTGTTAAACCATGTTGGTCATGTAATACAGCAGAACCAGTAGATATAATTTCTTCAACTAATTCTTTTAATTGCTCATCACTAAAATTTAATATTTGAGTAGTCAAACGCAGTCCTCCATAACATTCTGTCCATATAATGTATAGGCGATCTCCTATGTATTGTCTTTACTTGGTCCATAAAGAGTATATCACCTCTTCTAAATACATGATGTTTCATATATTTCGATCTAAATACTTTTGGATATAAGTCAGCATAGAATTCATCGATGTCTAATTGTTTATCACCGATATATGCTTCCTTTAAATATTGAATAAGAAAATATAAATACTCTTTACCATCAATTGGATGAACACCTACAAGTGGTCTTCTATCATCATCTTGAATAGCTTCTTTATAATACTCATTACTTACATTAAACTCACCTTCTCTACCACGATAAGTGCTATTAGGCCATAGGCTTACACCTTTACCATCTAAGTGTACGTCAATGCTTCGATAATAATCTTTCTCTTCTTCAGATAGATCTGCAAACATATGTGACCAATTGCATATTGAGAGCACCGTATCTACGCATTCCTCAACACAATATAATGAGACTACATATTCAGTTAGCTTATGTCTACCAGCACCATTCACATGCCACTCTAATTCTTGGTCTCTAAACATACCAATAGAGTTGCCATCTTCGTCTACTTGACCAGATACAATACTAATTTCGGGGGTATCTTTAGGATTCATCCAGTATCCTTGTTTTTCACACTCGCCTATGCGTTCACACACTTCAACATGTTGTGCTCTTGTTAGGTTTTGTTCATGGAGTACTACCGAACCGTCTTCGATAATTTTCTTTGCTAATTGTCTAAAATCTTCGTCGCTATAATTTAATATCTGTGATGTCATCTTGTCCGTCCAGGCTAAACATGAAGGCTATACGTGGTTCGTCACTCTCATTGAATACTCCATGAGCGAATCCTGTATTAAAGAAATATGCTTTACCAGCTTCTAAATGTGTCTCAACCTTTTCACCTTTTACCTTAAATACATTCTTGACTTTCTTATTAGTGTATACAGGTATGACTACTCTTGTTGCATAAGTAGGATCATAGTCAATATGCATAGGCACATCGGTATGACCATCGAGTTTGGTTATTCTTACTCGCATCTTATCACATTTAAACTGGTTAGTTATCTCTTCAAAGTAACTGCCTATCAGTTTATCATTTGGTTTATTATATAGTTTTTCTTCGTTACGTCTTAGTCTTACTTTTATATCATCAGTATATTCTAACTCTTCACCGTTAAGATCAGTCAAATTAATTTGTTTAAAGTTATCATATACAGATTTACTTAGAGCCATATGATTATCACATAAAGCTTTGTTAGCGGTTTTAACATCAACATATTCAGCAGCTAAAACATCTGTTGCTGCTTGAAGCTTATCAAGATCTATATCAATATGTGTTAATTCACCGTGTGTTGGTAATTTATATTTTGTTCTCATGATTTTATTTATATGACTATACAACATAATTATGGTGTTTCCTTAAATGTGATTTATACCATGTAGCAGTTCTTAATAATCTACGTGGCTTATCTTTTAATATATCTGGTCTTCTATGTATACCTATTGCCTGATCAAATAAACATATATCACCTTCTTGCCATGTATGTTTATATATGTATTGTTCATTGCATACATAATCATTCCATAATTCATTAAACAATTCTTCTGAATGCTCGTAAGGTTTACCATCTTTTAAAAATGTATGTACTTCATATGGACTAAAGAATAAACCTTCTACACCTAATGGGTGATCAGGTACAAGTTTATGGTTATTCATTATACCACGAGATGCAGCAAACTTTTCTTTATTCTCTGATTCCATATTGAGTGCATTAAATATCTCACGAGTATTTCTATTCTTTTGTATCTCTCTTAAAACTTCTTCACCGTATATCTCTCCAAACTTTGGTTGCCATGCCTCTTTTATTAAACCTAATGTTCTTCTAGGGTCATGTACAACTGTTAACTCTCTAAACAATTGTTTACGTTCCTTAGATAATTGTTTAAAATATGGTACTGAAACAGCAAACCACGTTTCGGTATCATATGTAATAGTCTTTGCATATAACCCTATGACTTCTTCTGCGTCAGCAACTGGTGTCATATTTGTATGCCAATCTAATTCATAGTCTCCAAACAATCCTTGGTTTCTTTCATCAACCATTTCATTTGTTACTGTCCAAAATAAATCTGAATGTTCTTTATCAGTACACCATATCTCTGGACTTAAGTGATAACCTAATCCTAATGACCATTCAGCGTACTCTTCTGGAGTTGCTCCACTATCTCTTATAACAACCACGCCAGTGTTAGCAACCATTCTTGCTATATTATCTGGGTTTAATTCTTCTAGTGGAATTCCTATATATTGCGGTGTTACCATTCTACCTCATTTGTCAAACAAAGCCTAGCTACTGGATTACCTTTTGCTCGCCTTCTCTTTTTATAATATGGATCACCTGATGTTGCAAGGAAAAAACAATCAGATGGTACTAAACTATATTTTTTACATAAGTTTATTTGTGTTTGTCTATGTCGATTAAACATTTCATCAACTGCATAATTACTCATAAGAAGATCCATCGTTCTTACTGATGCATAATTCCAATTTTCAAAATCTTTTAGCATATGTAATGTTTTATGTGGTTTCTTGGTATAAACTAAACCTAATCGATTACCTACCATACCAAATCCTTTTGAGAAACTAAACATCACTTGTTCAGTATTTTTTGGTATGTGTATTTTTTGTATGTTTGTACTACTTAAATATGTGCAATCTAATATAACTGGGCAATCAACATCTTTTAAGTCATTATGAATATTACCACAACGAGCAGATGGATTAGATAGGTATAATACTTTATGCGGATCGATATCATCATCAATCTCTGTGCCAGCATCGATTATATTAGGATACTCATACTCACCTTTAATGTATTGCCATTGACGATCTTCTTTAAGTAACCATTGATGAATAGCATCTGTTGTGCCATTTGTAACATAACAATAAGGGAAATCACTTAAGTCTATAATGTCATGAACCCAAGTTCTATGCTCTGCCTCAACCCAATCTAGTTCTTGAGTTGCTTGACCTGAGCCACGTTTATAATAAGTATCGGATATGCGCTGTTCTTTCAGAAGATGCCAAACATCTTCAGTCATAGGAACATCAACCCATCTATGATTTCTTAATTCTTTTTCCAAAATCTATTCGCCAAATATCCACCTAAATCGTATTTACCTAATATTAATTTACGTGGGTGTGCATGATGTGTCTCATGATAACCATCACCACCTAATATCCAATTCATCCATGGTCCATCTTTCGGTCCTTTCGGAAAATGACCAAATATATTTAACATACCAAATCCTACCTTTGCAAACATAAATGGCATGAATGCTGCACCCCACCAGAAGTAAGGTGATATAACCATACACACTGCCCAATATAAGAATAAGAATGTCTTCCAATTGTTATGAGCCCATACAAGTCTTGGGTTATCATATAAATCTTTTGCAAATTTAACTGGAATATGTGGTATAGTCCAAGTAGTAGTTGCTACTCTCCATATACCAATCTCTTTCCAATTATGTGGATCGAGTGGCCCTTCTGTATCTGCATGATGCATTCTATGACTTGCTACCCAACCAATAGGTGTACGAACACATGCAATAAGTATGCCTATAATAAAGCCCCATTCATGGAATGTGCTTGTTCTAAATTGTCCATGAGCAAAGTATCGATGTAATCCTACAGATACAGCGTAATGTGTAATTACCTGACACCATAAAAATCCTAATCCTGTTGCCCACCAAAATAATTCCCAGTTCATATTTGTCAAGTTAGTTTAAATTATATACCTATTTATACAGTTATAAATAGAAGTATAATTGAATAATTGATAAGTTATGTTAAACATAGTATGTACGAGTAAACCAGCAGATGGTTTATTATTTTATAGTTATGAATACTGTTCCCATCTAAACGAAAAAGGAATACGTGCACAAGTATACGTAGTAACTCATCGTGATTTTACATCAGGTGATTATACTCAAGCTCTATCAGACAAATATATTCACTGTGAGAATATAGTATTTAACAATGATTATGTTGAAGATAATTGTATATCATTAATTATGGGTAGAAGTATGTTAACTCTTGCTCATATGACATGGAATGATTATAGACCAATACAACAAGAATCGCTTAAGAAATTATTTGGCAATAAACTTATTTCTGTTTACTCAGAAAACCATCCTGAAAAATATCCATTAGCTTTAGAATTCTTTAATCCTAAAAAAGTTATTGATTTATGTGATACTGATGTTTATCCTAATGGTGTTGGTGCACACTTCGAAAAGATTATACATTTCCCTATATACAAAGAAGTCAAAGAAGATATTCAATTTGACCATTTGTTTTTAGGTACAAATCCAGATTATTATAAAACAGTACAAAAAGTAATCGACAAATATCCTGACCATGGCATATTAACATATCCACAAAAGTATTTGGACCTAGAGAATAATAACCTGCGCTGCCCTGTTGATAACCTATTAGGCAAATTTAAAACATATGTTTATACAAAAAATACATTTGACCCTGCACCTAGGTTATTTCAAGAGGCAAGATGGCTTGGTAAAGAAATAATTTATTTAAGAGACGATGAGGTGAAAGATGGCGGTTATTGGTATTGGAAGAGAGGTATAAAGCAACAAGACTTATCATCAATGATAACTGCTATTGATGCTATGAATGGTAAGATAGCATTAGAAACTGATTTAGCGGTGAGAACACTCATGCCACAAGTTGGATATTTAGATGAAGCTGAGAATATAAAAATTAGTTATGTAAGAGAGGCCTTAGTAGAACAAATAAAAAAAGATAAAGTTTGGTTTTGTTCTATACCATTCCTTATGGCATTTACAGATGAAGAAGGTAATTATGCTCAATGTAATTTTGGTGAAAGACAACAACTTGCTCATGGAGAATGGAATTTAAAATATAAACAAGGAAATACATTACACGATACTTCGATTAAAGAATGGATGACAGGCCATGTAATGGAAAAAATTCGTTCAGAAATGGTAGATGAATTTTCTAATTTTGAATATGTTAATCATCATTGTAAAAAATGTATAAATGATGAAGCAAAGATAGGCAGATCACGAAGAATGATTGCTAATGAAATTTATCAAGAAGAAAATAAAACAGATCAAGTGATTTGGCCATATATTATAGATGCTGCAGCAAGAACTAAAAAAGGTGAAAAGTATAGGTTCGAAGGAAGAATTTTAGAAATACAGGTTAAATCATTTGGTATAGAATGTAATTTGGATTGTCAGATGTGTCATCATATGAGTTCTTCAATAAGAAGTAAAATGGCATTTGATAAGGGTGTATGGAATGAGGTTGTTTGGGGTGATAAAGAAAACGCAAGAAAAAAATCAGAAAATGCACTGTGGCCTAAACCAATAAACAAAATTAATAAACAAATTTTAGAACTTGCACCATACATTTATAATCTAAAAATTATTGGCGGTGAGCCATTAGTAATGAAAAAACATTATGAACTATTACAACAATTAATAGATATTGACGAAGCTAAAAACATACAGATTAAGTATCAAACAAATGCAACTACATTAGCGGCCGGCAAACATAATGTACTTAAATATATTCCTCATTTTAAAACTGTTTTAGTTGTTGTATCATTAGATTCTGTTGGTAAAGCAAATGATTATATTCGAAGAAGATCTGATTATGATACGATTGTAAAAAATATAAGAGAATTCCAAAAATATCCAAATGTGCAAGTTGATATTAATTCTGTTGCTACGTTTTTTAGTGTCTTTAATATGTATAAAATTAGAGAAGAATTTCCAGAGATTAAACGTGTAAATTGGTGGCCAATAGATAATCCTCATCAAATGAAAGCAAATAATTTACCAACGAATTTAAAAGATGTATTAATTGAAGAATACAAAAAATGGCCAGAATATTCTGGTATTGTCGATCTTTTAATGTTACCACAAGAAACCGACTTTAATGCTAAAGAATTATATAAATACTGCATGGATATGGATAAATCCTATGAGGGAACTCAATGGGAAATGAATTTATTAGATGTATTTCCTGAATTAAAAAGACATTATTTTTTAACTCATGATAATAAAGGATGGAACTCGAGAGAATACGCTATAGAATTACCACACGTAACTGGTATTGTTAATTCTGTTCAAGATTTTCATAAAGAGGTTTTAAAGAAAAAACCAAAAGGTGAAGTATGGTATGAAGGTATAACTCATCATAGAATTCCAAAAGACCATGAAATATATAATATTATTAATAAAGATTTATTTCATAGCGGCGAAGAAGAAACAAATTGGAAAGGAAAACTTGACCCAAAAGATCTAGAGTCAGGAAAACATGTTGCTGAAGTACGTGCTTATTTAAGTGAACAAAGAGGTGGTGTAGGTTTTGTACCACATATAGATAGCGGATATGTTTTAATATTTCCTTTTGAGATAGAAGAAAATAGCAATTATAAACTGCAATATTTAAATCATGTTCATGAAGTTATTTATGAACACGAATATAGAAAAGATGATAACGGTGATGTAGTTGGTATTCTACATAATGGGCCAAGCTATCAACATACAGTTCGTTGGGATAGCCCAAAAAACAAGTGGTGGGTTCAAATAATATTAAATCCAAAAGAAGGTGGATGGAAAGAATTATGTGAACATCTAGACAATAACAAATTATTTAAAGGAGAGAAACATGGATCAATTAGAATTACTAGATAAAAGACGTCATTGTATGTCTTTTACTGATACACCCCCAGATAAAGCTTTAATAGAAAAAATATTATGGAAATCTTGGAAAGTAACACCGTCAAAAAATAGTTTTATGCCTTATCACGTAAATGTGTTAGGACCAGATAAAGCAGCTGAGAAAAAATCAATATGGCAAAAGTCTCAAAACAATAATGATACAATGAACGCAAAGAACTTTGGTGCACCAAGTTCAACTGAGAATAATCGGTTCTTCGAACATCTATCATCTGCACCATATCTTTTAGTTTTTTCTCAAAGAGTATGCGAGCCAAATGGTTTTATTGCTAAAAATGTGGAGGGAGGTGCATACTATGAACAAATGCACGAAGATGAAGTAAATAACAACATGCAATCAGTGAGTGTAGAAGTTGGTATGTTTCATTCTAACCTAACAGCATTTGCGCTTGAAGAAGGATTAGACACATCATGTATCCTCTGTTTTCCAACAGATAAAGCTTCATGGTCAGATATGCCATGGATAGAACATAATGTTATATTACTTATGACAATTGGATATTGTGAACAAGCAAGAAGAGATTTTATAACTTCAGAAGAATCAGAAATTGATAAAAAACCTGAGCCAAACGAAGTAATTCGTTGGATATAAATATGTACATTAGATAGAAAGTATGGTATAATATATTATGGGTTTTAATAATTTTAAGAATAAAAGAACATTAATTGTGTTACCTCATATGGAAGGCCGTAGAGGAATTGGTACACCATTTATGAATGCATATAGGTTTAGCTATCTAAAACAATTGGCATTTCCTGGAAGAGATCTATCTCGTATGCCATCAGTCATAATATCTTTTCATGATTATAATGTGCATCATTCACGCATGTGGGAATTTGATGAAATGCTACGGGTAGAAGATCAAGAAGGTGGCGATGTAAAGATGTTACAATACGAAGGTGGGGCAACACCGTCTATTCAAGATATTATAGATAGAGTTGAAGATGAAGGATTAGAAGTTATAAAAAACACGAAAGAAACTCCTATCATTTTTGGTGGAACAAATACACTAGGCTGTGTTACAACATCTAAACCGTATTCAGCATTTGAATGGGCAAAACAAGGATGGTATGTAGAACTATTACTTCCTATGTGTGCTGATTATCAAATGCCAGGTGTTACGGATACTGAAATATATATAGAAACATTTGCAAAATTATATAAAGAAATTAAAGCTGAAGGTCTTTCGGAATACATAGATATTACAACAAAAGTAGAAAATCAATGGGCCGACCATTGGGAAAATATATTTAGAGGAACATAATGAGTAAAGAATTACCAGAGTTTATGACAAAGGGAGGACCAGGAGATAAATCTAGTGGAGGTAACGTAAACACAGATTCGTGGTTTGTAGATCTTACAAGAACACATGATAAGGATGGTCGTAAAAGAAATGAGTGGAGACTAATTCCAGATGTACTTGATAAAGGAACAATCGCTCAACAAGCTAAAGACCAAGAACTTTTCTTTTGTGATATTCCATTTACTCAGTTATATATGGAGATAGATGGTAATTATCAACCATGTTGTTTTGGTAAACCTGATGGCAAATCTAATATTCTAAATACTACAATGAGAGAGTGGATGACAGGCGATGCTATGAATGGTATTCGTAATGATATGCTCGATCCAAATGTAGGAAGAGAAGGCGAATACGTAAAGAAACATTGTACACGATGTTTAGATGATGAAGATCGTTATGGTAAATCAAGACGTACGGCTTGTATGAAGATACACAGTAATGATGCATCATTTTGGAAGAAAGTTGATCGAGCTGTTAAAATGTATCAAGCAAGTGGATTCTTTGATTTCGATGAAAGGATTATTGAGGTGCAATTAAAAGTTTATGGTTCTGAATGTAACTTAGATTGTTATATGTGTACTCATGCTAATTCTACAATTCGTCAGAAGGTTGCATTCGAAGGTGTATGGAATGATGCAATATTTGGTAAGTTAGACCAAACAGCAAAAGATTTTTATAAGTGGGTAACAAGAGATAAAACTGAAATATTAAAAGAACCCGATGTAGAGAAAGATAAAGAAGGTGTGTGGAGAATACCTATACATACTGAAACTTTCCCTATAACAAATACTAAATCTATGGTTGACCAAACTATGGAGATGTCAAAGTATATAAGAAGTATTAAGGTTATTGGCGGTGAACCTCTTATTATGAAGAAGCATTACGAATTGCTTGATAGATTAATTGAATCAGGAGATGCTGAACATATCTATCTTAAATATCAAACAAATTTAACAGAGACAAAGGCTGGTAAACATAATATCTTTAATTATATACCTAAGTTTAGAAGAGTATCGATGGTTGGTTCAGTTGATGGTATTGGTAAAACAATTGAATACATGAGAAGAAGATGCAGCTGGGATAAGATTGTAGATAATGCTCGTATTAGTAATACGTATGACAATGTTGATGTTGACTTCAATGGCTTAGTTTCTTTCTTAAGTGTAATGAGATTTTATGAAGTTATTGATTGGTGTTTAAATGAAGGTAAAGATATGATTGACCAAATTAATTGGGCAATGCTAGAAGACCCAATGCACTTAAGAGTAAATAACTTACCAGAAAAATTAAAGAAAGATTTGCTACCTAAATATGAGGGATGGCCAGATATTCAAGAAGCTTTACGATTACCTGCTAATCCAGAAGTAGACATACAAGAAACATTTGATTATTTATTAGATGCTGACAAATATTATGAAGGTACAAGATGGGAAATGCACCTATTTGATGTCTTCCCAGAATTAAAGGAATATTATATACCAAAAGAAGATAGATAATGGACAAATTGACTAAAGGCGGACCAGGAGATAATTATCTTGGTGATGGCAAAGTAGATACGAGTGCATGGTTTACAGAACCAAATCATTTATTTAACCAAATAAAAAATGAAGATATATGGTTTTGTCCTGCTCCGTTTAGTTTAATATATACTAATACTGATGGTCAATTACTTCCATGCTCTTGGGCACAATCTCATGATAAATGGAATAAACCTTTAGGACCTAACATATCAGATGTTACTCCTAAAAATTATTATGTTAGAGATCTGGTTTTAAATGATCTTCGTTATGAAATGTTAACTCCTGGTTCTGATCTTCAAATGGTAGAGCAAGTGTGTTCATCATGTAGAAAACAAGAAAAAAATTATGGAAGATCGAGACGTCAAGCATCATTAAAAATTATATCAAATAATAATTATCTTTGGCCAAGAATTGAAATGGTTGTACAAAGATTTAAAGATGCTTTAATGAATCTTGACAAAAGGGAAGATGCATTGTTTTCTGAAAGGTTATTTGAAGTGCAAGTAAAAGCTTTTGGTAATAAATGTAATTTAGATTGTTATATGTGTATACCATTTGATTCAAGTGTTCGCACAGAAACAATGCATGGAGAACATATGGAAGACCAAAAAGTTTTTAGTGATGGCTATCTACAAAAAATAGGTACTGTTTCTTCAGATCGAGTTGATGAAATTATAGAACAAATAGTTGCTCTTGCTCCATACATATATAATTTAAAATTAATTGGTGGTGAACCATTAGTAATGAAACCTTTTTATACACTATTAGAAAAAATAGTTGAAACAGGTGAATCACAACATATGTATTGTAAGTATCAAACTAATATGAGTGTGATAGAATTTGATAGAGTGAAGATTTCAAAATTTATTCCTGACTTTGCAAGATTTGAATTTACAGTATCATTAGATGCTTATGGTAAAGCAAATGATTATATAAGACGTAGATCGAATTGGGAAGAGATTGTTAATAATGTAAGACATGTTAATCAATACCCAAATGTGTTTGTAAATATAAATGGAGCTATATCATTTTTATCTGTCCTTCGTTTTCATGAATTAATAGCTTGGTTTAAAGATAATCAAGATTTGTTTGACCAAATAAACTGGTCAAATATAAGAGGACCAGAAAAATTATGTGCTAATATGTTGCCAGAAAAAATTAAACAAAAGCTTATTCCAAAATACGAGGGATTTCCAGATATTCAACAACTATTAAGAGAAGAACCTATCCAAAGAGATGGTAAAGATTTAGATATTAATGATACATTCGAATATTGTCTTATGATGGATAAGCGTTATAAAGGTACTAAGTGGGAAATGAATTTATTTGATGTCTTCCCAGAATTAGAAGAGTACTATACACCAAATACACAGGAGATAGAACTATGATGGATATGATAAAGGAGGCAGTAGATACTGCAAGAGTCGCACAAAGAAATTATAATTTAGATAAAGAAATTCCAATGAAAGATTTGGATACATTAGTTTATGCTGCTCGTAATGGACCAAAGAAAGCAATGGAAAATCATTTTGCTTTACATGTTTATACTGATAAAGATTTAATTAAACAAATTTACGATGAAACGAAAATGTTTCTTGTACCACCAGATGAGTGTAAAACTTTTAATGATTTGCCTGATGATATGTTTGAAATGAGAGATGGTAGACCATGGCAAAATGATGATAAGTATGCAGTAAAAAATTCTCAAGTGATGGCAAATGCTATATTTGTTTTTTCTAAAGTAGAAAATGATGGAGAATCAAGAGGTGGTACACATCAAATGGCACATGAAGCAGAACCAGGTAGTGCTCTTACTACATACGAAGAGCAAAAAGCTTTTTCAGTTGGAATAGCTGTAGGCAATTTAACATTATCTGCTGCTATGCTAGGATATAAATGTGGTATATGTTCAGCATTTAGTCAAGATAATGTTGGTGATATACTTCTTGGTCAAAAAACAAAAGCAGGTGAACCTAATCCAATGGAGCCTAAACTTATCATTGGTGTAGGATATGCGAATGAAGGTGTTCCGCGAAGACAACACCACGAAACAGTAAATTCTGAATTACCATATTTAAAACCTCAGAATGGTAGAAACCCAGATGAAAAATTTATGTTCCCTAAATTAACAGGTGAAACAGACTTATATATAAATGGAGAGAAACAAAAATGAGCTCGTCAGAGGCAGCAATGAATAAACAAAAAGAAGATCAGGAAGCAGCATATCAAGAACTTGATATAGGAGAATTTGTATTAGAGATTAAACCACGTTGTTTAACCTTTGAACCTAAAGCTTATCACAAACCTGCTGCCTATACGTCTGATGGCTTTATGTTACCATGCTGTTGGTTAGATGACCCAAAGAATGATTTTGGTGTAGAATACTTTGGATTAAAAGACGATCATCTTCGATTAAATAAAGCCGAATCAATAGAAGCAATATTTAAATCAGAAGAATGGAATCATTTTTTCTGGACATTATTACACGATCAAAAACATGCGATGAAGCATTGCAAATACAAGTGTGGTAATCTAAGGAAAGATAATAATTTATACTTGACGGAAACAATATAATGGCAAGATTTACAGAACTACAATCCAGTGATAGGATAGCAGATTGGTATGCACATAACGAGGTATGGGGTTCACCTAATATTGACTCATCACATCGTTGTATTCTAAGGTGTCCACAGTGTTTAAGACAAAAGAAAGAAGGTGGACCACGTATTAAGAGAGCATACGATCTTGAAACAGAAGACTTTCAAAAGATATTAGATTATTATGAGCACTGTATTACATTCTGTGGGCAACTATCAGATCCTATATACAATCCAAACTTTTTAACATTCTTAAAAATGCTAGATGGTTCTGGAAGAGGTGTACGTATTGCTACATGCGGTCAATCTCTTCCAAAAACCCATACTCGCGAATGGTGGGAAGAAGCATTTACTTATGGTATGAATGAGAATGCATGGTACTTTGGCGTAGATGGTATAGATAAGAAGAGTGAACTATATCGTATTGGTTCTAACTTTGACGAAGTGTGGAAGACAATGCAACTAGGTGCTTCGATGGGTGTTGCTATTGTTTGGCAGTATATTGTTTTTGGTTATAACGAACATGAGATAGAGATAGCAAAACAAATGGCAAAGGACGAAGGCTTTACATTATTATTAGTTAAAACAAATAGAGGATTTGATCCACAAGCAAGAAATATACGTGATAGTATGAAAGACATATATAATAATTTCCCAGCACCAAGCAAGGAAAATACTGTAAAAAAAATTAAGAACGAAGAATACTTTAATGTTACAACAGCATTAGAGACTTGGAGAAATACTAGGAATACATAATGGAAATAACTTATAATGGAGTAACAATACCTTTCTTTGATCCTGAGGAAGCAAAAAATTTAGAGTATGTAAAACTTGGAGATAATGGTTTACCTGAACAAGTATTAGTATCACTCTCAGGTGGATGCGATTCAGCTTCAGCGCTTTATCTTTGCCTCACACATTTCCCAGATATTGAATGGTTACCGTATACTTGTAGAGATTTAAATGCACCAAACGATGCAGATTCTGCAATCATGTTTATTGATAAGATGCAGAAAGAATTTCCACATGCTAATCTACAAGATATACAAGTATTCGAATTTGACGATAAAGATCCTAAGCATTTTGCTGATGCTCAATATTGTATCGATCATTATGAAAGATATAAAGATATGTCAGTTATTGGTATGGTAAAGATACTATTGATTGATAGAATCACAAGAAATCTTATGAATAAATATAAGTCTCAACCCGACCCAGATGATTTTCCTGTAGGTGCAATGAGATTTGATGGCATGTCAAAAAATCCATCTGAAGAAGAAATGATAGCTGGTGGATTCTTAGATGTAAGTGAACCACGAAGAACTCATGACGAGACTTGGCCAACAATGTATAGACAAGTATATCAGCCATTTATTAATGTTGATAAGAAGTTTATTGCTGATATTTATTTCCAGCACCCATTCATGCTTAAAGAAATTTATCCTCATACTAAATCATGTACTGGTACAGCATGGTGGACTAATAACTTTACAAGGGTATGTGGTAAATGTTTCTGGTGTCATGAAAGAAATTGGGCATTTGGTGATGAACTATATCCAATCAAAGACTTACCGCAAATACCTAATCCACCTCCTGGTTATAATCCTAAAAAAGTAGCNTGAAGCCNCTTCCTGTAAACGAAGCTTTTTCTA